TTTACGCTGGGTAATTCGCGAAATTTGTACAATAGCCAATTTAGTTGTCCTCTGTGATTAACTATTTAGCATATAATACTGCTCTACCCTTTTCCACCAAAGTCCGCGATATTTTTCAAACTCATCGCCTTCTAACACAAATTCCTGGTATTCAGGCGCACTAAGCACATTGCCCATGTCATCTGTGGCAGGTTTAACACACATTAAAATAACACCCTTTTTAATTCGCGTGCCATGCAACTCATTGTGTGCTTCTGCGTAGGCGCATAGTTGTAAAAAGTAGTCATCAATCCATTCACGCTTTTTAGGCTTGTTGGTTTGTTTGTAGTCCAGGATCGCTTCTTCTTTCATGTGTACACCGGCAGCATCTGTTGTGCCTGCATATACCCGGGAAAAATACAGTGGGACTTCGTAGCCCCAGAACTCATTCACACGGTTGGTAATACCTTGATCAACTACCACCTGTGCCATGGCATGGCTGGCCCACCCAAATGGGTTGGTTCCGCGATCTTTAAGCTCGCCATTCTTTACATAGTGTTCTAGATACGTGTGCATACGTGTACCACGATTGGCGGCCTCAGTGGTGATCTGCTGTGCCTTTTCATGGCCAACACGTCGGCGCCATTGTTCAAGAATTAATTTCTTTTCTTCTGGCTTGGTTTTGTCTAGGATTGTGGTCACACTGGGTAACTTGTTGCCGTCGGGTGTGGCATAAAAACGTTTGCCATTTACTTCTACTCTGGGCACAGGGGCGTAGTTGAATTTGGGATTATACATAATTATAGTCTATTATAGACAATTATAGTCCTGTTGTCAACTATATTCGAAAACTTTCTCCACACCCACAACGATCACGCTCATTAGGGTTTCGAAACTCAAAGCCTTCGTTTAATCCTTGACGTACATAGTCAATAGTCACTCCATTGAGATAGACTTGACTTTTGGCATCTACTAGAACCACAAAATCTTTTTGAGCATAGTTTATAACGCCTTGTTCCGGTGTGTACTCATCTACAAATTCAAGTACATAAGCAAGACCAGAGCAGCCAGTGGTTCTTACTCCAAGTCTGATTCCCTTGCCACGTCCACGGCGAGTTAATGTTTTTTGAATTTTTTGATAGGCAACATCAGTTAACGTGATCATGCTTCTTGCGATAATCTTCTACTGCGGCTTTGATTGCGTCTTCCGCTAGAATTGAACAGTGTATCTTTACAGGAGGAAGAGCTAATTCTTCGGCGATTTCAGAGTTTTTGAGTTTACTGGCTTGATCGATGTGCATGCCTTTGACCCACTCTGTAACAAGGCTCGAGCTCGCAATAGCCGAGCCGCAGCCATACGTTTTAAAACGTGCATCTGTAATAATACCTGTATCATGATCCACCTTTATTTGTAATTTCATGACATCTCCGCAAGCAGGTGCGCCAACCATGCCAGTGCCAATATCAGTATCGCTCTTGTCAAAAGATCCGACATTCCTGGGATTTTCATAATGATCAACTACCTTTTTGCTGTAAGACATGTGTGTTTACTCTGGTTTAATGTTAGATGCCTGCAGGCCTTTTTGTCCTTGAACCACATCGTATGTTACACGTTGATTTTCTTTAAGGACTTTAAAACCCTGCGTTTGAATTGCTGAATAATGCGCAAACAATTCTTCGCCGCCTTCGTCTGGAGTAATAAACCCAAAACCTTTGGTTTCATTGAACCATTTTACTTTACCTAATGCCATATACTACTACTACTTTCTATTTTAATTTACTGATTTACAATTACTTAGTACAAGTTCTTGTTCTGGTTATTGTGCCGTCGGGATTTTGTGTTTCTGTCCAAGGGCTACAATTTGTGTCAACTGACTGTTGTTGAATAATTAAGGTTTGCGGAGGTGGTTGTCGTGATGCTTCATACACAATTGCACCCCCGATGATTGCAGGTACCATCCAAACCCAGTTGCCACTGTAGCCACGTTGCCAATGGCCACCGTGATGGTGCCCGTGACGAAAGTGGCCGTGTTGAGCAAACGCGGCTGTTGTGATTGTCATTAATACGACTAAAAGAATTTTTTTCATATTTGTATCCTTGCATACACAAAATGTATTATACTACATTCTGCATGTATTTACTATCATTTTGGCTCTTTAATCCAGGGCTTTTTACGATCGCTAAAGGTAATTGGTTTGTATTCATAGTCCTCAGGACAAAACTTACATTGATCAATTTGATTGTCAATTGTGTCAATGAACTCTTTGCCACGCATATCGAACTCATCAATGGTCAACGGTTTATAACTGTGTAGAATAGCGCGATCTTCGTCACTTATTTCAAAATGGTATTGATCATCAAATTCGGGCATTAATGCAGCCGGTCCGCACTTGTAAATCTTACCATTGATCATGTGATAGTTTTTAAATCTGCGGAAGGTGCAGTTTTCGTGTGCCCGTGCTGGATCACTTTGATACAGTGTGTACTTGCCGTCTAGTCGTTCGATGATGTTACTCTGCACAAACTTGTTGCTCATCCATGCATGAATTTGTATTTTATTACTATTAATAAATTGATAGTCACTGCCAATTGGATCATCTTTGCGTTGAGTTGCAATTACGGTTGGACCTAGAAAATTACGCACACGGGCAAATATCTCTTCTCGATCATCTGGGTTGTGTATGCTGATGCCTAACCAATTTCCTGCACTAGGATCAAGTGCTTCTTCAAGTCCCTTAACACAGTCAATTCTAGTACCATTGCTTTGTACCTGTGTACCCGAGTGGTCGGGCCATAGTTTATTAACGCCTTTGATCCACTTGACAATGTCTGGGTTAAGCAAGGGCTCGCCTCCGAGTATCACAGGATGTCGTATGTCTATTTTTTCTGCCCAGCGGGTGAGAATGGGTTCAGCTTCGTCCCAACTTTGCCAGCCGCTGAATTTGTAGTTGTTGTAGCGATTACAACCGTCACAGGTTAAATTACACACGTTGGTGATGTAGAATTCTAACTTGTCAATCAAGATTCTTTGTGTCATATAGCGATATTTAATGCCAGTAGGTGGCGGAGGATGTTTTTATTGGCGACGCTTCATAGCCGATTTGGCATTGCTGTCAACTACTTCACGTGCCTGGTCAACACTCATGCCTGTGATGGCTTCGGTGTTGCCTTTAAATCTGACCACACCTGAATTTGGGTCAAGTGGCTCAAGCAGGTTACTCAGTGGTTCAGAACTAATCATGTCACCAAGATTTTGATCAGTTACATTGACACCCATTGACTGTGCTAGGTCAATAAAGGCTGCTTGACTAATTTGTTTTGAGGCTGCTTCGTCTTCAGCCCGGTCGCTGAGAAATTGACTCAGCGCCGCTAGTTTAAGGGCGCTGTTGGCAGACTCATCAAACTCACGTAGACGCATTATCTGCGCTCGCGCCCTAGACCAGTTTTAACAGGCTCTTCAAGATCTGCTTCTGCATCGGCAGCAAGTGCATCTAGTTCATCGCCTGGTTCTCCAGGCATTTCTGCACCGGCATCCATTGGAGGCATTTCTGCACCAACGTCCGGAGCAGTTTCACCCGGGACTACAGGTGCTTGACCTGTCACTGTGCCCATAGCAGTTTCTAGTTGAATCTTAGATTGCTGTAGGTTCTGTACCATTCCGCCCAGTGCGGCTGTGGCATCTGCATTGAATTTAGTGGCTTGGTCGTAACCAATTTCATTACGGATTTGATCAACCAGTGCTGGCAAGTCTTTGAACTGGATAGAAGTAACTTGTTCAATCATGCGCTGAACTTGATCAACCATGTCTTGACTGGCCAGGATAACCTGTGCTTGTTGAACTTCACTCTCAGACAAGCGACGGCCTGTTCTGCGACGAGTTTCAGCAGTCATTGCGGCAGATAGCGCGGCACCTTGTACCATTTTTTGTTCGTCTGGTGATAGTGTCTGGCCGGCAGCACTCTTAGTCATTGCTGACTTGAGCTTGGGATCTGAAATCTTACTAAGAGCCTGTTTTGTTTTGTTAGGATCTGGCATTCCCAAGGTTGTATTTGCCGGAATCTCTTCTTTGATTTTTTTAGTCAATACCTGCTCTAGCATTACTAGTTTTAAGTAAGCAGAGTTTTTCTCGCTAGAATGGAATTCTGGTGTGCGGCGATGCTCACCCAGTAATCCACGCACTCGACCCAACATGGCATGTGCTTGACGCTTTGAAATTGATTCAAAGGTAATGCTTTTACCAAAGTAACTTTCAAATACTTTAGCGACTTGTTTTGTTTGCGGCAGCACGGCCAATTCTTGCAGTTTCATTATCGAATCCTCGTTGTTGATAATATTTAGCCCAATTCACACATTTGGCTAATCTATTTTCTATTTCTTTTTTCTTTAAAATCTTATTTTCTAACTTGGTTAGAATGATTTCACGTTGTTCAGTGTTTTTAGTACGATCACCAATGGCGGCTCTGGCGCCGATATCCACAGTTAAATGGTGTAAATTGCTGTCTAGTTGCATTAAATCGCGGGCTACATTGTATTGTTTAAACTTATCAGCAATGCACCAACTCAATGCTGATTTAGTGCTGTAAAAAACGCCAACATCAGTTAAAGAACAGTGTACTCTGTAACCAATGCTTTCTTTAACAATGCTGTATTTTCCAAACACTGTGTAGTCGCCATCAGAATTTTTCCAGATACTATTGTGTTCTAGGGTGGGGAATTCTTTAAGTATTTCTCGAGAAATTTCTTTATCTATTTTCATTTAAAAACATAAGTTACAAGCAGCCAACCAGTTGATGCAGTTAACAGACTGATAATACCGAGTCCCCATGAAATCAATTGATCGTTACGTTTGGCCGCCATGTCTCTGACCATATCACGTATCTGTGAAACCATCTGCTCCAGGCTGGCAATTTTAGCATCTACATTATCTAAACGCAGTTCTAATTGACTATAGCGTTCTGCACACAGTTCTACGTGTGCTTCTAAACTTTTTTTCTCAATAGCAGTGGTATCAACCATGTTGGGTCTCCAATGCATTATTTATGGCTATTGGAGCGAACCATATGTTCTGTTGTGTGCCGTGTGTCACTATTACGGACTGCATTTCTGGTCTATTATCTAGTCCTAACAGCATGGGAACACCTTCTGCGTCTGCACGTAGCACAGCAGTCAAGTCATCATTTAATCCATAAATGTTGTCAGTTTCTGTTTCAAATTCAAACATCCAGGCACGATTCAATGTGTCTATTGACGGCTCTTGTATGCGGAACAACTGTGTACGTAAACCCAGTATCTGTGTCAGCGTTTCCCAATTACGCTGTTGATTTCTTGCGCGGCCCCAGTCCAACTCATCAGTTATTACATTGCCAGCATGATCACGAAAGGGAACACGGGCAGGTTTGTAGTGTCCTGTGACACCAGTGGCAGTTATGTCAAAGAAAGTTTGTACTACAAATCTCATGGCGTCTTTTTAATTAGTTCATACAGCACTTCAACTTTGTCGCATAGTTCATCCAGTGCCACATTGTTGTGGCGTGATTCAAATATTTCGGCCCAGCGGCGTTTGTTTTCAAGTTCTTCAAGTTCTTGTTTGAGTTTGGGGTCTTGGTAGTGCAGGGATTTTGAACTGCTACCGGGTTGGCGGGCATACACTGTTCGTCCGCCGTCGGGACTTTCAAATATTGTTACTTCAGTTATTTTGCTCACCATCATGATGAAGTATTTAAGTCATCAACGCAAGACCCTATATTAAAGTCAATAAAAAGCCCCTTTCGGGGCTTTTATTTTTACGCTTGGTCTACAAACTTCTTGAGTGCTTCCGCCTCAGATACAATAGCCGTTGTTGACGGAAAGTCAGGCAAAGTTGGAAACGGTAAACTATCACGATTGGCGTCGGTTAACTTGGAATGATATTCATTGACAAGTTGACTGCGTTTTTCGTAAATTGGCGCTTGGAGGATTTCCTTGGCCAAGGTGAGAAGTTCGAGACGGATCTCGTAAGGTGTTTTGCTCATGTTTTTCTCCTGTGTATGTGTGTGTTGATCAAGTCCCGCCCTATGCAGGACAAGATTGCTACACGAGCATGTTTACTTAGCAGTGTAAAATTAGCCCAACAAAAAACCTGCCGAAGCAGGTTTTTATTTTACAAACTAATTAGATTAGTTTGTGAATGTTGCTGTGGCAGCTGTGGTAACAGCATAGCCTAGAGCGGCAGTCAATGCCACGTCTAGATCGCCACCGTTAGTGTAACTCCATGCACCAGTTGGGTATGTAGCCAAAGCCAATGTAGCTTGGTTAGAACCCACTGTTGTGAATTCGTACATAGCGATTGTGCATTGTGTTTGGATTGTCAAGAATGCTTGACCCAAAGAAGTAGCACTCACAGTAGCGTTACCAGTGAAAGTAACTGTACCGAAGTCTAACTTAGGACCTGCAACGTTAACTGTTGCACCACTGGTTACTGTGTTAGCACCACTGTTCCAGCCTGCGCCAGGTGACGAAGGTGTTGTACCAGCATCCATGTTGACAACTGGTTGAAAGTTGCCGTTTACTTGTGTAATATAAGCCATTTTAAATCTCCTTAGTGTATGGTCGCTTTGGACCTGCATTTATTTATGCCGCTAAGAAAAAAACTCCGATTAGGCTGTTTGATCTGGGTTATTTAGAGCACGATTTCCGGCGCTAAAACCAAAGCGATTTACCAGTTTAGCACGGCCTGCAGGAGTAGCTAATACCCAGCCTTCTTGGCCGGGCTGTTGACGATCCAACTGTGCCAGCATGTCTGTTTTGATATCGTGTAACAACAAGAATGCAGTAAATGCCGCAGTAATACCCGCCATGTTTGTGCGCGGACTTTGCAGGTATTCCACAATGTTGTTGAACTTGCGTGGCGTTACATTGGTTTTTAGCCAATCGCCAAACCCGTGCAACAAGTTGTCGTAGTTACTGGTGATTCTAGAGTTAATGTAACGTTTACACAACTGTGGCAAATCAGTGATGCCAGCCGCACGTAGGTCAGCAGGGTTAAACAAGCTGTCAATGGCAGCACCTTGTGTAGACACAATTTGACTTAGTTGTTTAACCAACCCGGCATTTAATTCAACATTGCGAATGTCTTTGACACTGGGCTCAATCAACAACAGCCCTGGAACTTCGTTGAGTGTGACCTGTTTGATTGCTTCAGGGGCGGCATCAACATCGCGATAACGTGTGTGTACAGCAACGCCCACTTCACTGTTGCCAATGCGCTGTCCTAGTTTACTGCTGGCTGGGATCTTGTATTCAACAAAGTTTGGGCGGAACACATAAGCGCCGGCCACTTCCGGTGGTGTGTTGGTATAGAGTAAATCGCCTTGTACAAATCCACGCATGTTGTCCGGGGTGGCAGCACGTAACAAGGGAAATAACTTTTGATAAATGCCAATTAATTCTGTACGATCGCCAGAACGCATGGCCATCATGCGAGCAATATGCTCAGGCGATGTTGCCAGTCCATCATAGCCTTTGGCACCAAAGCCGCTTTTGTCTGTGAGCACAAACGTGCCATCGGGCTTGCGGCCAAATATGATTGCAGGCTTGCCATCCCACTTGACTGTGGTTGTACCACGTGTGTCTTCAGCGGCATGACGCATGATTTCAACTGCATCACGAATTCCTCGTGTGCCTTTTTCAAACACCAAATCTTCCAAGTGTTCGATACGTGCATCTTTGGCACCTTCCACAATAACACTCATGCCTTGGTTCACAATGCGATCACGCAGTCGACCCAAGAAGTTTACTTCGTTGTATTCTTTGTACAGGGGTTCTTCGCTTTCCATAAAAGGCACACCAATCTTAGCAAAGTGTTCACGTGCATCCGCCAACTTGGCATCACGCTTGGGATCACGTTCCAGTGCAGCCACAATGGTTTCTACACTGTGTAAGTCTTTGGCCGTTGCACTTTTATTCAACAACAGTTTAGCAATCTTATCGGGATTGTCAGTGATGACTTCGTTGGTTGCACGGTCAGCAATGCCGGCGTTTTGATTCAACTTGTAGCCCATGCTCTTGGCAATGCTGTTCATTAGCACATTACGTGCTGATCCACTGTAGGTGCTGTCAGGTGCCGCACTCAATACAAACTTTGAAAATGGCACATTGGTCAAGAACATGAAGTCAGACTGCACATAACCAGACTTTGGGTTACCATTGATAGGAGTTTTAAAGTGTACAGAGATACCAGACTTTTTAATGTACTCTTCTGGTTTGAATCCGTGGCTTTGACACCATTGTGTTAATCGTGCTACCAATTGTTCTTTGGTAACTTGGTTAGCATCTACTGCTAAATCTAAGTCGCCAGATGTGGGTTTTTTACCAGTAGAACCCAGAGTATTGTTTTGTAAATCTAAGCCGGGCAACATCAAGTCAAGCCAGGCCAGGGTAGGAGCAACGTCCGCTTGATTAATACGTTGCGTTAGTATACGCCCTGATGCGTCTTTAAAAACATTGCCGCCTTCTTTTAATATCATGATACGTTATATCCCATCAATTGCAACATGCCGTCAATTGCGTCATCGCCTGTAGCAGATAAGTTGCCGTTGCCTGTGGCTTTCTGTATAATTGGGCCTGCTTTTGTCAATGCGTCCGGAGCCAACCCGGCAGCTTTCATCAAAGCGTTCACATCAATGGGTTGACTTTGATTAGTGGCATTAGTCTGCCCAGCGGCTGGGTTTGTAGCATTAGACTGTGCGTTGCCTTGTTGTCCATATGCAGGTGCTTGGGTTGATGAGGCTGCTACTTTATTTTCTGACGCTACAAGTTGCAAAGCGGCCATAGCAGTCAAAATATAATTTTTAACTGCTTCTTTAGTCGCGGCAGGATTGCCTTGGGCACCTATTACTTTTTGTTTGGCTGCATCTAGTTGCGGCTTTAACTTAGATTTTTCAGCGTCTGCCAATCCAAGAGTACGGTAAGTGGTCGAATCTCGCATGGCAGTCTTTTGATTGGCAAACTGCAAAAAGTTTTTAATATAATCTGGCGATTGGGCAGCAGGTGATTGTTGTTGCGCAGGTGCTGTCTTTGCCGATGGCTGTGTTGTTGTACCTGGTTGTGTTGAAGTAGTTGTACTACTATACCCTGCTGGTCCAGCAAAGTTTGCTGTTTTGGCAGCAGGTGCTGGTGCAGGCTTTTGTTGTCCCATGCCCGGTAACTTGTTTACATTACCAGCGTTAAATCCTTGAGCGGTGGCAGGTGCTGGTGCTGTTGTTTTGGCAGCAGGCTCAGGTTGTTGTGCTGCCGGTGTCATATACGGATTAGCACGACCAGTTTGTTGCTCCAGATCTTGCTTTGCTTGTATTTGTTGTTGCACATTCGGAGGCAAGTCAGACAATGCGGTCATTGTTTTACCACCTAACTTTGCCGCGCCAGTTTTTTTATTGTATGTGCCGGGCGTGGCTACTGCGGTATCTTCTTTTACTGCCATTTGATTTTGCGCTGCCTGTGCGGCTTGTGCTTGCTTGGCTTTTCTAATATTGGCAGCTTGTGTTGCTGCCTGGTCTGCGGGCAAATTACTAAAAGGAGCCATTTGAGACTGTGCGGCTTGGCCTGCTTGTGTTTGTTTGGCTTTTCTAATATCAGCCGGAGTTTGCGCGGCAGGTTGTGTCGGAGCCTGAGGTGTTGATACAGCAGTTTTATCAATGTTTTGCTGTGCGGCTTTTTGTAATCTAATACGTTTTTGCTCTGGGGTCTCTCCAGCAGGTGCAGGTGCTGTAGTGGCTGGTGCTGTAGTGACCGCTGGTGCTTGTGATGGTTGTGATTTCACCCACTCGTCGGCATACTGTGTTGCTAGTTTAACCATGGCTGGATTTTTCATCACAGCGGCTAATTTTTGGTCAGGAACAAGAATGCCTGCACTCGATGCTTGTGTTGCCACCGGAGATACGGCCTGGCCCAATGCTGTACCTATTGCACCTAGAACGCCTTCGTTGGTAGGACGCTTACGATTTAACTCATGAATTTGCATCAGTTTTTCTCACAGTTCTTGTAAATTTGCCAGGATCGCGCAGGTTAATAGCATTGATCAACTTGCGTTGCAAATTTTTAGCTGCCTCGGGCTCGTAACTGGAGTCAATCTGCTCTAGCAAGCGTATAGCACTGGCTATGATGTTACTAGCACGATTTTCGATAACATAGCGGGAGTCGCGCTCCACATACATGCTATCTAATTCTTCTAGTAAACTGCGAGTTTTCTTTTGCATTTTAGTCCCGAACCCTTTGTATTATTTATCGGATAGGTAAGTAGATTTAATCAAATTCATATTGTTGCGCCAGCGCCAATAGCAATTGTTTAGTTGGTATTTGATCAATGTTATTGATTGACCACAGCCTGTTTTCGGGTGTAAGGTTGTTGGCCAGTTCGTATTTGTGTATGCAATAAGAGAAAAACCACGGATTTTTCATTAACAACTCGTCGGTGACTATATTAACTATGTCTATCATGCTAGTGCTGTCTTGATCTAGATCTAGAGTTAACTGCAATTCTTCATAAGTTTTTCTAATTCTTTCTTGATTTTCACCAAACTCAGATTGAAAATACCTAACAAGAATGCTACTCAAATAATCTCTGTTTAATAATTGATCAAAGTCAATGATGTCAGGGTAAAGGTTAGTTTGTATATCTTCTGTAATAAGTCCATAGTATTCTACAATATTATAGTAACATCTATCGTGCCAGTATATTGGATTAGAAAGCCAGTTATCTAAAATTGCGTCAGAATACTCTTCTGCTATTAGCTTTTTCATAAAGTTATTGTAGACTGCTGAATAGATTCGGTTTGTGGGTAAGATGCGTAGGACCTGATCAAATTCTAGCTTATGTTTTTTGTAATTATTGTCGTGTGTTAATGTTACATTGTTTGCTGGGTAGCGTTCTGACATTCTGAATCCAACATTTTTAGATTCATCATTTAAAATAATAGACTTTAAATAGTGCCCACTCTGCCCTTCCCGAAATACTATAAGTGTTTTCATAAAAATATAATGTTATATAAATCAGGGTTAAATTCGTTCATCGACGTTTTGTGCAGTTGATCGTGTTCTATGATTGTTTGTCTAAGGTTAATAATATTTGTAGTTGCTGGCCTATTTTTAACAGCACCCCATGCCCGAGCATGAATGTCACGATTTTTGCTAATATATTCTTTTAAGGCAGCGGGTAAGTTGTTGAGACTATATGATCCAAACGCATAGTGATCTATTAGTTCTATGGGATCGCCAAATTTATTAGTTTGGTATTGTTGGTGCCAATTATCTAATAGATGTAGACGATTAATATTAAGCAGACTAATTGTGCGATTGATGCTGGGCATTGTATTATGTGGCATACGTTCTAAGAACAGTTTCCAGTTGGCTTCCCATTGCGGCCATTTTGATGGCCAACGTTGATACTCGTGTCCTTCGTTAATATCATCTAGACTAAATCGAGCTTGTACCAGTGCAAACTGTAAGAAGAAATTTGTTAGTTTTGCATTTAATTGATGTGATCCGTTTGTACTGAAACGTAAAGTTATTTTAGAAAAATCAACGCGGTCTGACAATTGGTTTATGTATCTTTGTATATTATTGTTTAAAAATGGTTCGCCACCGGAAAAATTAATTTCTTGAACTTGAGATAAATCAACATGATTAAATGCATTTTTAAAATCTAATAAATTAACATTATACGTTGAGTCAATTTTAATATTACTAAGTTTTGCCCAGGTTGAGCTAGATGCCGGATTGCATATTTTGCAAGCTAGATCACAATTTTTATTAGGTATTACATCTAAGACTATGGGTAACTGATGGTCATGTTCTAGTCCATATTTTTGATTGGCGCCTTGGCGGTAAGAAAATATACCATTGGCTTCTTGATCTATGCAGGCGCGACAGCCTACCGGATCAATGTTGTTGGACGTGTATTTCAAAGGATTTGTTGGATTATAACAACAAGTACCATAGTTGTTGCTAGAATTAAATGTTAACCCGTGTTTTATTAATACACACTTAGTCATGGAGAAGCTACCCATAATTGTGCGTTGATCTTTTGTATATTTAAGTTGACACGGCGCTTTACCAGCGTCTCTAAGGAAAATTTTAAATGATTATGCTGTATCAAAATGGGATTAAAGTTTAACACCGTATTTGATTTTACCCAGATGTTTAAAAAATTCACAAACTGGTCCAAGGTAGCATATTTTAAAAACCAAGGATATTTAAAAACTACCATTTCGTTGTCAGGAATATATGTTGGCCTGTGTGTGAAGATGTCGGGCTCCACATAACACTCCGGAAAATATCTTTTAGACAACAATTCACTTTCTAAACAAGTTGTTTTGATGTTAAATTCTTGAAAATACCATCCTGCAAAATCAACCGCTACCAATTTAGTGTCTTGTAAATTATTCAGGATCCACTGATCTGTTGCATCCATTCGGTATGGAATTCCACGACGAATTGCTCGCCATTTTTTAACTGCTGGCCGTGCCAACTGATATAATCTAACTTGTTGAATCAGACGTATTGTGCCAAGGTCTGTACTATATCCAGATACTATTTGCATAAACCGTAACAATCCATTGGGTGTGCTGCCACCATGTGATTACCATCAACTTGATCAAATGTGTGCAGTCGTTTAAATCCTGGATGACAATGAATCATAATTGTGTCTATAGAGGCTTCTATTGCATCAGGTAAGTCAAAATCAAGATCGTGTACAATTAATTCATAACGATTGATTGCAACATATGCATAGTTAAAATTATGCATAGCGGTTGTTAGCTTATTAATTAACGATTTGCTGGTTGATTGATTGAGAGATTGCCCAAAAATAATTATCCCTTGAGATGTTGCATCATCAATATTAATGTAGTTACGACATATATTTTTAAAATTTGTATTGTTACCTGCCCATTTCCAAGAAACATCCGGATATTGGGTTACAAAATCTAACATCAACTGTTCTTGTACCAGGATAGCGTTACCAGCAAGTCTTGAAAATCCATTTAACTGTTGGTCGCGCCAGCGGCTATGATCAATCATGACTGCTTAATTTGTCCAAGCAATTGTTTTAATTTAGCACTTTGCACATCTCCAGTTACTTTGGCTGGCTGTTCCCAAGCAGGAGTTCCTGTGGCTTTTTCCCATGGCGGCGATTTGTCTTCTGCGGTGTTAGCAGGCTTGAGTTGACTTTTTGCTTTGATTGAGTCCATAAGTGAACTTTGGGGTCGGTTGTACCCTGTTCCTTCGTCCCCGCCTTCATCAGTAATGCGCATAGTTTCAATGTTATACTCCAAATCAATTTTTTGACCAACGCCGGTCGAGCTTCGAGATTTCATACATTGTATCTGATACTTGCCACGCTCTTTCATAGCACGACTAGTAAAGATACCGAACACATTATCTGCCGTGTTAATTTTACTGATACCACCAGAAATGTGTGAGTGGTCAAATTCAATTTCTTCCACAGCACTACGATTCAACTGCGAAGCAGTAACCATTAACACGCCAAGTTCCTTGGCCAAGTTACGCAGTTCTTCTGAAACATACTTGTCCTTGACAAACAAGTCGTTGGGACTAACTTTAGCACTCACTGGCATTAACAAGTCCAGGTAGTCAATCATCAGGAAGTCTACTTTAATGCTTGTTTGGATCTGTACTTCTTTAATGTAACTGCGGATGTCATTGATGTTGCTTTGCGCTGGCAATGCTTTGACACGATACTGTCCAGATTTTTTAGCAACCAGTTTAACTTTGAGTTCTGTGGTGTCAATGTCCTTGCGGATATCTTTAGTGCTCATGTTGGTCAACATGGCATCTGTACGCAAACTGGTAAGTTCTTCACTGAGTTCTAGTGTAATATACACGCCAGATAGTCCTTGTTGCAACCAGTTAAGGGCAATGTTCATCATAACCAACGACTTACCAGATCCGGATCCACCTGCAAAGATGTTTAGTTCACCGCGGCTAAATCCACCATACAACAACTTGTCCAACTGTGGCCAGCCTGTACTTACTTGCCCACCTGAGTTAAAATACTTGTTAATACGAGCGCCCGGATCAGCAAAATAATCTGTGCCCATGTCTTTAGTGAGTGATATCTGTACTGCATCTTTGATCAGTTTCTCAACTGGCTCAAACTCACCCTTCTCGAGCAAGTCTGCCGACTTTAAAATAGCACGTTCAAGTTCTTGACGCTTGGTAAAGCCTTCGAACTCGGTCATGAACCAATCAAAGTGTCCGTCATTTAAGTCGGGCACGGCCTGTAGTTTGATTCCTGTGGTTGCACTGATCTGCGTCCTGTCAGGCATAGTTTTATGCTTGTCACTATGTTCTTTAATGAACTCGGCTGCAGGACGCAGACTCTTGTCAAAGTTTTGCGGATTGTAGATATTTTGAACACGCACATAACTACTTGCGTCTTCTAACATCATTTCTAAGAATAATCGTTGGACTTCAAGTCCGTAATCTTTTAACAAGTTGTTTCTTCCTTAGTTCTATTTTAATTTTACTGCTCTCGCTCGATTGCATTATAGTTAGCAAAGTTGTTAACTTGCCCCAGAGTTTCACAGCATCGTTGATATCCTTAACACCCTCTGGCCAGGTGGGAACGCTTACACTCCATCCCAGTTCTACAGCACGGTCAATTAACTCTACACCTGCTTGATCCTGGTCTGGAACTACAACGACATTGCGTCCTAGACTGCGTATTAGTCTTGCTTGATCATCACTTATTTCGTTGTGCATCACAGCCAGTCCATTGATACAGAGTGCATCAAAGATACCTTCTGTAACAATCACATGTTGCCAGCCTGCTTGCTGTAGATCTATACCAAACACATAGCCCTTAGGCATGTCGTTAATGTAACGTGGATTGCGATCGTCTAGGAAACGTATTGTACTGCCTACCACTTGATTGTTGTATGTAAACGGCACAACTACACCTGCTCGCGTTGTGGCAGCTACCATGACGGGATAGTCTTCGGGCACATGTCTGCTCCTAAGATATGCCCAATGCTCTGATCGGTCTGGTGTTACAAAATCTACGAAGTCGGGCAACTCTGTTTCCGTAAATTCAATCGGTGCTAAGTTATTCCAAACACGCTGACGATCTTCTATCATGCCTTCCATGTTGCGATGGCGCATACTTTCAAGATTGATTTGATTAATGTCGTTCTCAGGAACACCTATCCATTCAAGCAAGCGTCGTGCTTTGAATCCAATGTTACGGCCCAGGATAAAACTTGCAGTATAGCCGCAGTTAAAGCAATGATAGCTCCAGCCTTGATCTGATAGTTTGATGCCACCACGTCCACGCTTGTCCGGTGTGTTACCATTGTGAACGCAACAAGGTGCGTTAAAGGAAATCCATCCAGAACCAGACTGTTTTCTTTTGCCTGGTAAAAATGCTAACACGTCAATCATGCTACTATTGTAACATGTTTTTTGAAACAACGCAACTTATTTTGGCTTAACGGTACTTCAAGTTTACCACATGTCCAGTAGAAACAATAACTTGAACTGATTGCATAGTAGGCGGAATAGGACGGTATCCTGAACCGCCGGCAACCAGTGTAATGCCGCTGATTGATCCATCAGATATACTGGCAGTGGCAGCGGCGCCGGCACCTTCGCCCACAAACTCAATCAATGGAGGAGCCAGATATCCAAACCCCGGATTAGAAACAGTTACCCCTGTGACTATGCCATTGGCCACTGTGGCAGTTGCTTGCCCCGGATTTCCAAATGATTGACCATTTGTGCCAGTGGTGTATATGCTGTTGTTAAAACACAAACGCAGTATTGGGTGCCATCCAATTACATTCATGTGGATAGTTTCAGTTCGGTTCAGATACTGGGTTGATTCTGTCACGTTGTACCAAATACTTTGGTAGTTTTCTGCACCTTGCGCTTTAATACTTCCTGTGTATCCAATCAAGTCCATTTGTATTGTTGTTACAGCGCCCACTGGCTCAATGAAACTGCTGTAGAATTCTGTTGATTGATAAGGACTATAGTTGTTTATTGGACTACCGGCGTTTAATGCCCAATCTGGGTAGACACTACTGCTTGAGCCACCGTACCCGGCCTGGGCTGTGATGTCTGTTGTGGGGATTGTTAGGTTGGCACTGGGGACATACTGAGGGTACACGCTGTCTACCACATCAAGCGGAGCACGAGCACCACTTTGTGCATCTGTGTACACTGCTTCTATTAGGTTACCACTGGCTCGCATGATACTGTAGGCAGCGGGCTGTGCCAACACTGTGGCAAGTTCGGCTGTGGTCAGTGTTACCTTGGCACGACCATATTGTGCGTTGATAACAACCATGTCTTTTTGAACCAACAGTGCATCGCCATTTTGGCTAACCATTCTGAATGTCAGTGCGCTGCCGGTGATATTCACTGGTTTTTCGTCTTGGTTAATGAACTCAAACAGGATCACATTGTCAACACCTTTGTTAATTGTTAATTTTTTAGCATACACAGGATTGTACCTCAAATTGAAATAAGCACCACTGGTGTCGGCTACTATAACTCGAGTTACTTGTTGGTAAAGATAAACAGTGGTTGAATACATATGGTTGTATTTAGCGACAAATGACAACCTTTAAATTTAGCCAAAAACGCACGGTATAAATACCACCGATGGCCAATGATATCTTTACTAAACTAAGCGACCAATATCCCTTTATTACACTGTGTGTATATGCTTCTACGGAGTATGTAGGGATTGTACAGAATCAAGACGCCACTGTTACTACCATATACGACTTTGGTGGTATTCACGAACCTGCACTAAAGCAACGGTTCTTGGAGTTGGCCAACACTTGGTGGTGGGAAAGTAACCGTAGTATTCCTATCAACATTTTCCTAAAAAAAGACTGGGAAATATTCAAGCCTTGCCTGCGCACATTTGCCAACAAAGACTTGGAAATACTGCACGGGCCTGTGTGCAGTCTTGCTGACATTGCACTGAAAAAAGGCAAACGAAAAAGTATCACGCTGGTGCGGCGGATGGACTGAGCAAGTTCATATGTAATGCTACCAAGGCTGCGTAAGAGATTGCGTGGCTTTTCTTAAATGTGTAGCCCCGACTTTCATCACCATCCCACACAGAGTCGAACACCACATCCCAAGGCTGTCGTTGTAAGTGTGCTTTACCTGGGCGAATAATACTGATAAACGCTGCCATACGTGGGATACTATCCGGCTTCATATCTTTTAATAAATCAGTGTAGTTGCCAATGTGTGCCAACTGCCGAGCCCAGTCTGGGTCTTGCCATAGTCTTGACCACTCTGGGTCTGTGGTGACTGCTGTGGCATAGTGTTCTGGGCCAGTAATCAACTGGTAAACACTCATGTTTAAAAAGTCAATTTTAAAATAACCCAACTGTTCTGCTTCTTCATAGTCTATGGACGCACATAGATTCACAGGATCCACCGGAATGTCTGTTACATACACACCGGAGTTATGACGACGCACTTGACCTTGGACTGTTTGTCGTGCGGGTGTATGTCGTATTAATTCCAGTAGTTGACTGCGGTCTGCAAAATCTATGTCAATATCTGCACTCATGTTACCATCCTGCCTGCGTTAATATTTCTTTAGCGTACTCTTGATCTGCAGAGTAATCGCTAAACTTCTTTTGCCATACATCCGAATCAATATATGGCCATACCATTGCTATTTGTGTTGCATCTAACGTGCTCAAAAACCCTTGTCCAGACTCACTATTATATATTACCCAAGGACTAATACGTCCTGTGGTTACTGCATACACAGTGGCATTGGTACCACCATATCGCAAACAGTCTTGTGAAGGATTGCCTGTTTTCTCTGCCCAGTCAATACTGTATTCCATTGCACGGGCTAGTGCATCGTTGATGTTTTCTACTTGCAGATAGTATATCAAGTAGTCTGTGTACACTGCATCACGACACCAGTGATCAATCTTTTTGTTTTGTTTGAGAACCCATTCCATAAAACGTGCAGGATTAATAGCACGTATGCTCACACAGTAACGTCCAAACTTTACAAATGCTCGGTAATATGGTGAGTCGGCAAAGTCATCAAATGTTTTTAATTTGGCACTGCCTTGTGTCATTTCGTAAAATTTAATGTACGCTTGGAAGCCCAGTTCTACTCCACGCTCGGAACGTTCTTGTCTACGACGACGTGGTTCACAACTATGCACAGTCAGGCTTGTTTCCTTGACAAAGTCTTTCCGACAGTACTGACAGGTGTAGCTCATTTTTTAGTTTCTTGGCCCAACAACTTCAAGTGCTCGTCAATTTCTTTTTTAGTAGTGATCGATGCCAGTACTGCAATGTCATCGTCTTTAAGATGTGGATACAGTTCTGCCAACTGCTTGCGTATACCACTAGCACCAGGTTCTTTTTTCTTAGGAGCAATCCACGTATGTCGAGGTGTGCCCATGTCTGGACTTACTGTTGTAGCACACAACCATTGTAATTCTGGATGCCGGCTTAGTGTAAAGAAGTGTTTGTTAAAACGTTCATTTGTGGCAATGAGATAGAACTCTTGTAGCTCTCGAGATCCTTCAACTGCGCTACCCCAACGTATCATAAGATAGTTGCTGAACTTTTTACGTTCTTCGTCTGTTAAATCTTTATAAAAATTACGATCCTTACGATCAAACTGTCGCATTTCGTTGGCAATGTTTAACTTGTCACTCATCTTTATTCCATCCGTGTAAAGTATATGTTATGTTCGGTTACCTCGGACATTATATACCCTTGCGCTAACAGTTGTGCCCATACTCCTATGCCAAGCTCAACGCAAATCATTTTGCAGTTTGGCAATCTCTTACCCCAATCAATACTTTGTATAAGCTCTACATCGTTACCTTCTGAGTCAATTTGTACATAGTCAAAGTCCTCGCCTACATAATCCAACAGTTGATTAAATCCGATTGTGTTTATTATAACAGGAATTGACGTACTATCCGACAATTCTTTTTTTGTAGTTGATAATGCTATTGTATTATTAATATAAAAATCACATATACCACTTAGTGGGGTAATGGCGGCATTGACAATAATGGCATTGTCTCTAAAATTTTCTGTAACTTTTAATAATCCGTGTCCGTCAATAGACGATAATGCAACCGGGTCTGGTTCGCAATATACGGCCGACCATCCTTTACGCAACAATGAATATGTTTGGTCTATTCCATTTGCCGCGCCTATGCACAAAAATCTTCCTTTGCGTTTTCTTAATCTAAAAAAATTACTTACAACATCATCATCGAGTTCTTGGTAGTGTCCAAATTCATAAAATTTAATTTGATTTGTCGTTTGATACATTTCATAATTTGTCCTAAAAAAATCTACGTTTTTGCTGGGCCACCCTATCTGCTCTGCCCAAGAGGCAGTTAATTCTGCTTCAATTTTTTGCTGTTGTAGTGTTAACATTACCAGGCCTTTTGATAGTCCACAATCTCACAGTTACGACTGATGTCTTTTACAAAATACACACAGTCCGGCTTGGGATCATCACTCAGGGGAATACACAACATCTGACCATTTTTTAGTTTAGGAGCATACCAAGCCACTTCGTGATACACGTCTACAATTTCAACAGTTGGGAAACTTGGTCGGAAACTGCTCAACGGATTGAACTGGAATACTTTAAATCCGCGATCATTGATACTGGTCAATGGTAGTACTTCCAAGTCACCCACTTCGGGTTCACCGATCAGTATCTGCCAGTCCATGGGCATGCGTATTTTGTGATCGCCGATTTGTAATACCAGCGCAGGTGCGTTAAAACTTTCAAGAAAGATAAGCGGAATGTAATGATAGTCAGGATCCTTTGGATCGCTGTTGTCAAAAATAGCAAAACGCATATCATCTACTTCTTCTGGAAGATGATCTAAATCAAATGGATGGTTGTCTAATGTAAGTATACGCATAAATTTATTATAACAGATTTTTTAATAGATGCAACCTTTAGTTACATAAAAACCCAATATTTTTTTTAAAAGTTTCTATATCCTTGTGTTCAAGAATGGTTGTTTTCCATTGGTCGTGCAATGTTTTTACCGCTTGGACTTCAGAATCTGATAGAGTATGACCGATCACATCTGTTACTTTTTTGAATTCTAGAAAAAAAATCTTCCAATCTTTAAGAAAATTTCCAAGATTAATTTTGTAAACAGTTGGATCACTCAATAATTTTTTGTTGTTTATAAACCATTCTACCTTTAAATAACTATTTTTATACAAGGCATTCATGCATACCCATTCAAAGTTGTCGGTTGGGTCTATGTGAAAATTAAAAAATTGATCATCTGGGCCTGCTAGTTGAGCAGCATCTTTTAATAAATGCCCAAACCAAATTGAATATGAGTTTGATGGCAAAGTATAATGCTCAATCAGTCGACCATGCGGAATCAGTTGATTTTCAAATTTAACCCAATCGACAGAATCCATTGATCGACCCAACACTGAATTATAATTTAACATTTCTAATTTTTTTTCAAGTGTTGTGGGCAACGGCATTGACCGTCCAAAACAATAAGCATTAGACAATAAATTTAAACATCTTGAAAAAAAATTACCGGCGCTACCTGGTAGGAAAGAAATTGAAATATATTTCATACATTAAACACTAGCCGTATATTACCGTTTAAATCATCACGCACAGTTGAATTATTGGTAATATGCAATACTGGCCAATCCACTACAATAAAATCTAATTTAGTTTGTAAAATTTGTTCATTCGTATAATTTACAATATCATCAAATGCTGGATACTGGCCAAATAATATATTAATTTGATCTTGGTTAGTGTGCATTAGCCAAGTTTCAAAATTAAAAGAAACAAATCCTCGACCACCGGGTTTAATTAATTTTGAAATCAATAGTAATTGTTCTGTAATCGCAGTTATAGATGCAAAATGTATAGTGTTGATGGAAATTAATGCGTCGTAACTGTGCTGATGGTTATCTGCAAAATCTTTATCAAAATGATCAAAAATATCAAAATTTGCTTTTGGATCGGCATCAATTCCAATTAAATTTGTAAAATGTGGTTTAAAATAATTAACGCCACACCCTATGTCAACTATTGTACCTGGAGTTTTTTCTAATAAAAAATTTATGTAATAGTATGGAACCGCATCAAGTATATTGTAATTTTTTAAAAAAAGTCTAGGTTGTTCATACACAGTATCATGCAACGCTGCTTTTAATAATGTCATTTCTTTATAAGTAAAAATAGTCTTTTGGTAATGTTTGGATATCTGCTTATAACGTGTGTTGCTAAAAAAATATTCTGCCCAATGATTAGGATCATATGCATTTAATTCGTTTACATAGATCATACTATTTCCATTCCAGTTTCTCTTGTGTAAATGGATAGTTGGCTTCTTTGTAAAACTGTTTGCGTTTGGTCAGGTGTCGCTTGGCAAATTTGCAAGTGCTGGTTACATCCCAGATCTGGACATGGTCTTTGTCTTCCGCTTTTCTAATGCCGCGGCCAATTGATTGTATAACGCGGACAAAGCTCTTTCCGGGCTCCACAAGAACCAAATTAAAAATCCTTGGAATATTAATACCCACAGCGGCCACACCGTAAGTCGCCACAATAATCTTGCCAGTGCTGGTGGCAACTTCATCATACTCATCTTGTCTATCCTTTGCTTTGGTTGCACCTGATACAAACACTGCTCGATCGCCCAGGCGTTCAATCAAAGCATGACCGGCTGCTACACGGTCCACCAATACAAGTGTATTGCCTGTGTCGTTAACGTGCGACACCAAGTTGGCAATGGCAGTGAGTCTGTCTGGTTCTTCTAGCAAGAACTTCAACTCACTTTGATAATTTGAGAACTCTGCGTGGTCCACCAACTGCACAATGTTCACATGACACTGCGCCAACACTCCACGATCCTGCAATTCGCTTGCACTGAGTTGATTGATAACAGGGCCAAGACTACACTTTAGTGCTTGGAATTCAAACGGCTCTTTAGGCACAGTTCCTGTTAGACCCCATCGAATCGGCACTCTGGCCATGATGCCTGTCAACAAGGATTTAAGTGCATCGGCCTTGGCCATGTGTACTTCATCTACGATTACACATACCACGTCCTCAATGAAGTCTTGGATAGTAACATCTGCTACACCGTTCTTTGTGTTCTTCATTAACACATTTAAACTTTGCCATGTACAAATTGTATGTGCCCGGCCATGTTCTTTACGGTCACCAAAGTAAACACCCACATCCAGACCCAAGTTCTTGTAGTCTGCTTCTGTTTGTGTTACCAAACTCTTGTTGGGCACAATAACAATGCTACGTCCATAAGATTCTATGCTTAAACTCAGTGCGGCGGTGATCAACGTCTTGCCTGCGCCGGTGGCCACTTCTTGTATGCATTGCGGGTTGCCTAGGAAGTTGTTGATAATCTCAACTTGGTAGTCACGCAGTACCACAGGCTCACCTGCTATTGGGTGAGTCTTTGGCCACGTCTTGTGCGCAAACGAATCCTCTTTGATCTGTGTAAAGTCAAACACAGTAGAATACTCACGTTGGTCGTCTAGTTCAATATCGTAATTGAACTTTTCTAGTATAGGAATAATCTCAGGCAGCAAGTTTACATAGGTACTGCCACCAAGTTGAAAGTAACTGACCTTACCGTCCCATCTGCCAAGTCTAACTGCCGGCAGATAACGTGCGCCCGGAACATCATATTTAAATGCATTAACTAGCGCACGACGAGCATCAAGTTCAAGCCCTTCAATCTTGATATTGACCTCGTCACGTATTTGTATTGTTGCTTGTTTCATTATATTGATCTATCAGATATTTTGCAAAAGAGTTCTGGCTAACTTTGCCAGGATGAGGGTCTATATCCGATGCCCAATCTACTTTCATTGAGTGCAACGACTGATATAGATTAAGCCATACCTCAGACCTGATTCCCCCGTAGTAACGGTAGCTCTGATGGGTAAGATTATATAATTCTTTTACTTCTTGATCGTCCCGAGTATCAGCCGAAAACATCATCTGATGAAAATCTGATAATTCACCTGGTAACGTAAATTGTTGTTCAACAAAATAATTTTTTGGAATATGTAAAAGACTATTTACACATAGTAATGTTTTGCCGCGCTGTTTTACCTGTGCGTCGTATAAGATATTCACGTACTTGACTAGGTCTAGTAGAGTCCAATGGTCATTTTGTAATTTTCTTAACTCATTGCCAATGCTCAACAAGTGTTTACCAGACACCGTTATTCCTGGATTTATGTTTACATTGGTATCATTGAGCATAGTACTAGTAGTATAAGTTTCTAACCCTATCTCAAAATTTAAACGAGATTGATTAGTCCAGGCAACTAATACAGTGTCATATTCATCTCGAGTCAGCGCAGTGCATGCTTCTGTGAAAATCCAATGATTATTTTTTCCCGAACACGACAGGTTGAATATTTGACTGCCTGGAGCAATGTGTTCAATTAATTGGTTTGCCCACAAAATTGGATCATCTATTTCTAGATTTAATCCATGGCCGTTTGCGTAACTGCATCCTACTATTAATGTTTTCATATGTACAGTGCTAATTCTGGAAACGTTGTGGCAAAATTTGTGTTTCTATATTGGTCGTGCTGGTGCAACCGTAGACAAAATTCCTCAAACATATCACTGTCGTCGTTTTGTTCAAGTAACTTGGCCCAGTTTTGTACATCCTTATCAGAACTACTACTTAAATAATTTACAATTTTTTGTTTAACCATTGGTTCCCAAACAGTTGGTCTCATATGTGGCGGATTATGTACACGCCCCATCCATGGCCTTGGTAGTCCTTGATTATAGCACCAAGAAACAAACTCGTCAAGATAATAGATGTTATACGCACTGACAGTATGACTTACACTTAACCTAAAACTGTCAGACTGATGTGTAAGGTATTGCAATACATTCGAAACTAAAGTATCCCAATTACCAGGATAACGTATGTATTCATATCTGGCGCCAATACCATCGATGCTGAGTTGCATGTCAACTTCTTTAAAATGTTGCCATAACTCCCACCATGCTGAATCGGGAAATACTGTTGCATTGGTAGTGTAATGTAGAGTAATATTTTTTGCTTGGCCGGAGTCTACATAGTGTTTTAATAACTGTTGCTGTTCGGGCACCCCGCTAAGGAACGGTTCTCCGCCGGGAACATCTAAATGTATTACATTGGGGGCCTGCTCAATAAACTTAGCAACAAAGTTGTCACGATAAAACTGCACATTGTCAACATCAATATCATATATTTCTCTGTATTCCTGCTGCCAGCGACTGCTACTGTGTGAATTACATGTGATACATTTAAGATTGCAAGTGTTTCCAAATGCAATACTTGCTGTGATAAATTGATTGTCAGTCAGTTGGTATTGATCGTAATACTGTTGCCAGCGTTGATAATCCAATTGCCGCTTGCTTTCAATTTTATTTTGTTCTTCTATCTGACAGCGTTCACATCCTTGGGGCCATTTGCCTTGAACAAAATCCTGTTTAATTTCTGATAAAAAGGCACTGTCAACATAGTCACTGAGTGCGTCAGTTTGTATGTTGAATTTCTGATCATACTTGACCATTCGAAACTTACAGCAAGGCGAGATGTCGCCTTGAGGACTGATATCAACGTTGGTCCAAGGAGAATAGCAAAAAGTCATATTAGGTATTTACGTTATTATGCACTACTGTTTTACTAAAGTCAAAAAGACAGACACCTTTTTAAGGGCGTCTGCCATAAAACCCGGGCCGGAGCCAACCTACTCCCGGGAAAAAGGAGAAAAAATGAACTAACCAACTACCACACGAAAACCTTGATCACGCTGTTCGTCTGCTTCATACTGGGTGTCCACGGCAAACAAAAACAACTCACCATCATAAATCTTGTACATCGGGCACTCCTAATTAATAAGTTTCTTTTACAAAATCGTATTGTTCCGCAGGCCATTTTGCCCGGAACTCTTCTGACTTGACATACTCATTGTATGCTTTAGCATCAAAAAACGTTTTGCGGAACACTGATGTAAACTGGCCCTTGGGCATCACTGACAAATGAACCGACTTGGCTTTTCCACCCATATCAATCTCCAAACGCTAAAATTAAAAATGCTAAAAACACGGACCACCACAGGTGTCCTAACATTAGCAACATTAGAACACCTATCCAGGCCATATTAGGCACTCTTCATACAGGTTGTCTCGCTCATGCGTTTCCAGTTGCCAGGAAAGCTCTTGCGCAAGTCTGCAATTTTAAGCGCCATGCGCAAAGATACCTCACGCAACCGATCTTTGTTGCCGTGCATAAAGTCAATAATGTCATCTTGTGCATACTCGTCAAAGTCGTAGTCTGCAAACAACACACCATCTTTGGCAATCTGCTTGATACGCAACAACTTGTCGCGCATGGTGTCCAAAGTCAAGTCCAGATAGTGACAACGACTTTGCAACGCATCCAAGTGATCCCGCAACTTCTGGCTCTTCATCTTGTCAAACTTAAGATTAGTAATAAAAATTACACTGCCTTTAAACTCAAAACGTTCTGGAATGCCCTCACGGCGCAAGGCACTGCTCTCACTCAACCAACTAATCACACGTTTCTTGCCGGAGTCCAATGCACCTTTAAGCAAGTTAAGTGCAACGTCATCTAACAAGATGCTGTCACAGTCATCAAACACAATGACACTGTTAGCGTCACTGTATTTGTACAGGGTTTGGTACAGGCCAATTGGAGTGGCACTGCCTTTGACTACCTCGGCACGGAGTCGTTTGCCTGCAAGTTTATCAAACAAACAAGCCTTGTCAATTTCTGTCTCAACACCGTAACTTTTACCTACACCAGGAGGACCACTCACAATCATAGCACGGATGTCACCACTCACAGTGGCCTTGGTCATCTCGTGCAGGATGTCAAAGCGTTCACGGATACGATCCATAGCTTCGTCATCTGTCTCAGACACCACTGGGGTGGGGTTCTCAATCTCGGCTGTAGGTGCAGTACTCACGGTGTCTCCATTTACATATTCAATATCTCTAATAGAACTTACTCGGATACGGATGGTATCAGGGCAGTCGGGAAAGTTACCGTTGTTTTTTACAGTAACATAATTGCCCTTGGCACCGGATGTAAAACCCGACACAAGAGTAAAAGCGGTGTTACGGACGGGGTTCTTACGATACTCACCGTTGACAATACGAATGGCACTCATAGTTGGCTCCTTTTTGTGCGTTAAAATTGTATTATAGCAGATGTAGAATTAGGCGTCAACCGGGGCAAACATCTTGCTACCCGATTCTATGACTGCACGATATGCTTCCATGGTTTTTTGTGTTTGGGCAAGCGGACTCTTTTGAATGAACTGCATCATTTCCAAAAATCCCATACCCAAAAATTCTGCATCTTTTTGTATAACTTTGATTGCTGTGGCTATTTGCATTGTGTCTCCTTTTTGTTAAACTATGCTATATTATAGCAAAAGGGGGTTTATTGGTCAACCACACAAATTGTGGCTTTTTTACAACAAAAACTGCTTATTTTTTAAGCAATTCGTACAGTCTGTTGTTGATTACGTCCATTTCCGCTTGCTCTACGTAGAAGTCTGTGGTGGGATCATAGTACTGCCCCTCTTTGTTGTCATAATACAACACTTGTCCGGAAAAGTTAAACGGACCTTCTAAACCAGGGCGAGGACCATACTTGACTCGCATCTGGTCCATTGTGTCAACAACCTTGTAACCCATCTTGTGCTCCTTTTTACTTACTATGCCACTATTATAGCAAATTGGGAATTTTGGGTCAACCTGAGTTTACTGCCAGTGGTTTAGTATAGCAGGGTCTGTGATTTCATGTGGTTTGGGACTGCCGTGGAACACCAACACACTGGTATTGTCATCTACCACAGTCCCAGTGTCAGGGGACAAGTACTTGCGTTTTGAAAAATTAAAGCCGCCGTCTAAACACTGCCATCGCCAACTTTTAATCCAATCAGTGTTAAAAAATTTACGATTCCCAATTGGTATTAAGTCTGAAATCAAGTCTTGGTCACCTCTATACTTACTGGTAAATTTATTAATGTCATGGTCAACAACTTCTTTCCAAACATGCTGGTAATGTTCTGTGTTCCACCACATCACACTGGTGTTTGATACTGTACAGGTATTTTTCCATAGATACTTAAAATCTCTTACTGCCCAAAAATATTTCTGTGGTAAATGCCAAATCCAATCAATGTTTTTTGTAACAACAATGTCCAAATCAAAATACAACAGCGGGCCGCAATGATGTTCGTGGTTGAACAACTGTAGTTTATACCACCAGGATTTTTTAGGACCAGCAAATCCCCAATCAACTAGAGCATGTTTGATCATGTGATCTGGCACTGCCCGATCTGATTCTGTGTAAACGTGCAGTCTTACTGGCCGACTTAGATTTCTGCACAACATGCTGTATAACCGTTCTACATAATCCCATGTATATCCGTTGCCGTGTATCACACAGGCACAATCTAGCGGTTCAGTATCGAGCATCATTTGATATTTACCGTTATGTACATACATAAATATCTTTATGAAAATTGTACTTGTAACAGGTGGGTTTGATCCCATACACTCCGGGCACCTTGCTTACTTTCAGTCAGCAAAAAAACTAGGCGATAAACTTGTGGTCGGCCTTAACTCAGACAAGTGGCTTGCTCGCAAAAAAGGTCGAGCATTTATGCCCATCTGGGAACGTGATGTCATCATTAGAAACTTAAAAATGGTTGACATGACTGTAATGGTGGCAGATGACCCAGACAATAGTTGTAGCACATTCATTAAAGAAACCCTTGCTCTGTTTCCCAACGATGAAATTATTTTTGCCAATGGTGGTGACCGAACTCAAGAAAATATCCCCGAGATGAAGATCACCGATCCCAGACTGAGTTTTGTATTTGGTATAGGCGGCGAGAACAAGGCCAACAGCAGTAGTTGGATACTCGAAGATTGGAAGAAACCCAAGACTGGTCGGGCCTGGGGATATTATCGTGTGTTACACGAAGTCGGATCACGTACCAAACTCAAAGAACTAACAGTGGCACCCAAAACATGCCTGAGCATGCAACGACATGAGCACCGTGCAGAGTTTTGGTTTGTGGCCGAGGGCGAGGCCGCAGTTTATACATTGGACTCTGGCAGTGATCATGATCTTGTGGGACACTTTGGTCTACATGAACACATTTGGATACCTAAAAATCAGTGGCACATGCTGTGCAACGAAACTGATCAACCACTGAAGTTAATTGAGATTCAGTACGGTGAAAACTGTGTAGAAGAGGACATAGAACGCAAATGAAACCAATACCAGTGTTTATTGGGTATGACCCTAGAGAAGCAATTGCATTCCATGTGTGTGCTAATTCAATTATACGACAGGCCAGTCGCCCTGTTGCTATTATCCCATTGGCGCTGAATTTATTCCAAGACTACAAAGAAACACACACTGATGGTAGTAATCAGTTTATCTACAGTCGTTTCCTCGTACCGCACTTGACAGACTACACCGGGTGGGCTATTTTTATTGACGGCGATATGATAGTTCGCGGAGATATTGCCGAGCTGTGGGAATTAAAAAATCCCTATAACGACGTTATGGTAGTCAAACATGATTACAAAACAAAAATGCCTGTGAAGTATCTAGGGGCAAAGAATGAAGACTATCCTAGAAAAAACTGGAGTAGTGTTATACTTTGGAATTGTAATAGCTTTCCTAATAGAAAACTTACTCCAGAGTTTGTTGAACAATCCACAGGCAGTTTCCTTCACCGCTTCTCTTGGTTAGATGATGAACGTGTAGGTGAGTTGCCTCGAGAGTGGAACTGGTTGCCTGATGAGTACGGCGAAAATTTCAATGCCAAGCTATTACATTACACACTTGGCACACCGTGCTTTGAAGAGTTTGCTGGCACCCCACAAGGTAGCGAATGGCATCGCGAACGTATCCTAACTGAATACTGTTTGCAACGAACTATTGATTAAATCCAGTGTGTTTGCACTAATGAGTTATGTCCCATAGTGCTGGGCTTCTGTGATACTTTTCTAAACATTAGTATTTTTACTGCGGCAAGGTCAATATACTCATCATTCTTTGATGCAATATGAAACCACTCTGGTGGGCAGTGATCGGTTAGTACAGTGTGCTGGGTATTTTCACTTATAATTGCTTGATCACCGTACAGTGGCGGAACACTGTATAGTGACTCCCATTCGTGTACTGATTTACTGATAAACGTATCCCAAAGATAACTGTGGTCACCTTGCCAGTACATAACAGCACTGGAGTGTATATTTTTATCTGCTTCGATCCACATCACAAAATGTTGATCTTGTATGTGTTTGATTATTTGATCAATGTTATTGCAAATCACAGTGTCTAGGTCTATGTATAGTGTTGGGCTAGTAAACAC